TCCAGCTGTATTCTTCGCACAAGAAGTCAGCTGCGCGGCAGAAATCAATCACGTCGCTATAGCAAAAGTCCATCAAATAGTTTACGTCTTCGGACATGGACATGCTGGTCCAGCGCAGCTCATTTAACGCATCACGCTCATCATCTGCAAACCCTGAAACAACATCTGCGTGGTCAAGCATTTCTTGCTTGATGCGCCCCCAGAGTGCAGTGTCCTTTTCGGATGGTTTGGTTTCGTTTGTCATTTGTTAAGCTCCATGTTTGTGTTGTGCCACCAGTATGCGCATAGAAAAAACATATGCGCAAGCATATTTTTAACTGGCTCCCTATATTTTAAACATATATAAATAAAACAGACACAAGAGGAGTCAAAACCATGTCAGATAAGAAGCGCCTAATCAATTTCGCGGAAGAATATGATCGCATAATCACAGAGGCCGCGCGCAGGTCCGGGCTATCCTTCAGCGCGTTCTGCCGGAGCGCAGCGCTGGAAAAGGCAGCAACAATTGTGGAGCATGTACAGCAACCGAGGGCTGATTAATGCTTATCTACGGATGTGATCCGGGCTTTACCGGGGCAGTCGCGTTGTACTGGACCGATACAGGCAAGCTGGAAGTGCATGACATGCCAACGGTCAAAAACACCAAAGGCAAAACGGTCATAAACTGCCCGGCCCTATTAGACGTGCTACAGAACGAAAGCGGGGAGCGTTGCATTGCCGTCATCGAGCAAGTGGCCGCAATGCGTGGCCAAGGTGTGTCGAGCATGTTTCGCTTTGGCGAAGGCTACGGGATGCTGCAAATGGGATGCGCTGCAAACAAACTGCCCGTGCAATTTGTGACGCCTGCAAAATGGAAAGGATACTTCGGATTGAGCCGGGACAAGGGCGTGTCTCGCGGTCTCGCAATGCAACGCTTTCCAGATAACGCCAGCGACTTTGGCAGGGCGAAAGATGATGGCAGGGCTGAAGCGGCCTTGCTTTGCCTTTACGCGGCAGAAAATATGATTTGAGCGGTTTGGGGTGGGTGTATTAAATGTGTATTAATTGTTGGGCCATATAAACAAGGGGTTTGGCGGTGTGTTTAGTACAATTAATACAAATTAATACAGTAATTCATACAATGGGCGTATTTTGTATGAATGTATGAATGTGTCTGAAAGACACATTAATAATACATTCATACACCGTGGAACGTGAGGTTTAATATATGGGATATGATTGGGCTAAATGGGTTAAGGATAAGATTGAGAAGGGCGAGGCGATTGTTCGCCCTGTAGGCTATCATAAAGGGGTCGAGCGGTTGCAGGGGTTTCAATCGAGGCTTGACGCTTGCCGGGATTTGGCAGAGCTAGAGGGCTTCGCCAATCGGCGCAGGTTTGATCCGACACTGCCGAAGTGGAACGCCAGCGAGCGTGATGCAATATTGAGGCGCAAGTTTGAGATGGAGAATGGTGGGGATGAACGACGCAAAAAAAAATGACGAAGGCAAAGAGCCAATCGAGTTGGTTGCGCCGGAGTTTATATTTGGCACGGCGCGAGTGCTGGGCTTTGGCGCGGATAAATACGCTGCACGCAATTGGGAGAAGGGTATGCGGTGGGGTCGTGTGTTTGGCGCGTTAATGCGTCACCTATGGGCTTGGTGGGGTGGAAAGACTGCAACGCGCAATTTTGCATTTGATGAGCTGGATAGTGAGACGCAAGTATCACACCTATGGCACGCCGCGTGCTGTCTTATGTTTCTAATCGCATATGAGGAGCGTGGGACGGGTGAGGATGATAGGCCGGGCAAAGACGCATAAACTTGCGCTTTGGGCTTGTGTGTGGCTATAAATGCGCATGGCGCGCCGTTCCTCCCAAGGCCGCGCCTAAACTGGCCCGGCGCTTGTCCCAATCCACGCGCCGGGCATATTTAAAGGGCCGGGCTTATGTCGTATCAAATAGACTTTCGCGTTTTGCTCACTTGCGTGGATGATGACGCGGCAGAGATTGAGACCGGGCTTTTGGTGGACTATTGCGAAGAACGGTTGAACGAGACAAGCCCGGCGCGGCTCATGCAGGCGCTTGGTGAGGTGTTGATGGAGTTGCACGAAAGCGATTTAATCAACACGGGTGAGACCTTGCATTAAAAAAGCCCGGCGCGGTGGCCGGGCGTTTTGTTGTGTTGTGTTGTTACTCTTTACAGATTGAGCGCTAATACCGCGCCGATGATAAGCCCGGCGGCAAGGCCAAGGCTCACTTGAGTTAAGATTGCTTTGACTTGCTGGCGGACTTGTTTTGTTTGGCGGCGTGTCATGCTATCAGTGCCTCCATTGTTGTATCCTCTGCAAAGTCAACAAGCCCGGTGATATATGATTGAGGAACGGTGCGGCCTACATCTTTGCCGCCTAGGTACTTGTTAATGTGCTTTGATGTCGTGGCACTAAACTTTTGTTCTGTACGGAATGCGCCCTTGTCGTCCCATCCGGCAACCGGAGTTTGATAAGAGAAAAGAATAGACATGCCCAAGACTTGCAGCTCTGTCATGTTTGATGCGATTGGCTTGATTTGCATTTGATTGTCTCCTTGTTTGTGTTGTGTCATGCGGCCGCATGTGAAGGCCGCGCCGTGAAGCGCGGCTAACAGATGCGGTCAACGGTGATGTGTAAACCTAGCAAACTTGTGAGACTGCGTGTCTTGTCCGTCAATTATATCGGCCAGCTGGCGGAGCCTGTCGGCTATCTCGTCTCCAGTTGCGCTGGACTGGTTGCCCCAGACATTCATGATATCGTTGATTGCATCTGCCGCATTGAGGCATGGTAGGATGAGGAATCCGTCGCCGCTATCATTCAGGCGTTTCATTTGTTTCTGCGTTGCTACGTTCATGGCTTGTTCTCACTTTCTGTTTGTTTGTGCTTGTACCTCATATGTGCATATCCAAAAGATATTTACAACAAATGATTTGCCTTGTGACGTAACGTCACAAACTGATTTACCTCCACGCAACACACCGCAACACCGCAGCGCAGAGGCGCGCTCGCGTAACTGAACAAGCGTTCAATTGCAATATCTGGAATGTGGCAAAAGTATGGCACAAGTGCGGCGCAGGTTAGGCGCAATGCAATGCGCGCAGCTTGGGGTATCTATGCACCCCAATGCTTAACATGTTAAACAAGTGTGCGCTTATATTCAGGATGGTGAATGTCAAATGCCCCCCCCGGTCAAGCATTTGCCGGGTAGTGTTATTATTATACAATTCACACACACGGGTGCCACCCCCGTACCCCCTTGCCAATCACATGCCACCCAGCGTAAAATTATAAAAAACTGGAGTTAATCAAATGGCAGGCAAGGCGTTACAAAAGCGAATACTGTCCGATGTCACCAAGCAGGGCGGCGCAGAGTATCTGTTCGAATATTTTTCTTCTGGTGGCACAATGGCGCAACTTGCGACCCATTACGAGTGCAGCAGGGGTTACGTCAGCACGGCACTGCATAAAGTGCCGGAATATACTGCCGTGATAAACAAGGCGCGGCAGGAGGCAGCTGACGCGCTGGTTGAGCAGGGCTTGGAGATGGTTGACGCGTTAGATGGTGGCAGCTCAACGCAGGAGATTGCTGCCACGCGTGAGAAGGTGCAGTGGCGCAAGTTTATGGCTGGCTCGTATAATCAGGAGCGTTACGGCAATCGGCCTCAGACCAATGTTACGATTAGCGTGAGCGACATGCACTTGGACGCGCTACGCAAGGTTAATGCTGACTTGGCTCAGATTGATGCTGAGGACCGCCAGCGTGAGGCAATGGCTATTGACGCGGATTACGAGGATGTCACTGATGAGCAATGATAATCCGCTTGAGGAGTTTGTGCTGCGTTACCGCGATGACCCTGCGTTGTTTGTGCAGGAGGTGTTGGGTGCTACTCCGCACGATTATCAGGCTGAGTTTCTGCGGGCTGTTGCAGACGGTGAGCGCAAGGTTAGCATTCGCAGTGGCCACGGCACGGGTAAGTCCACGTCGGCTAGTTGGATTATGCTGTGGTTTGTTTTGCTGCGTTTTCCGAATAAGGTTGTTGTAACGGCCCCCACATCCGGCCAGCTGTTTGATGCTTTGTTTGCCGAGCTGAAGCGTTGGATTAATGAGCTGCCGCCTCAGTTGAAGGTTTTGCTTACGGTTAAGTCTGACCGGGTTGAGTTGAACGCGGCTCCGAGCGAGGCTTTCATTTCGGCTAGGACGAGCCGTGCGGAGACGCCGGAAGCGTTGGCTGGGGTTCACTCGGAGAATGTGCTGTTGGTTGTGGACGAGGCTTCTGGTGTGCCTGAGAAGGTGTTTGAGGCTGCTGCTGGCTCTATGTCTGGCCACGCCGCGACGACGATTTTACTGAGCAACCCGACACGTTCGTCTGGCACGTTTTATGAGAGTCAAACGCGGATGGCAGACAGCTGGTGGACGCGGCGTTGGTCGTGCATAGATAGCCCGCTTGTGTCTGACGAGTTTGTTGACGAGATGCGCGCAAGGTATGGCGAGGAGAGCAATGCGTTTCGCATTCGTGTGCTTGGCGAGTTCCCTATGGCGGATGACGACACGATTATTCCGTTTCACTTGGTTGAGAGCGCGATACATCGTGACGTTGAGGTAACGCCTGACGTTAAGCCTATTTGGGGTTTGGACGTTGCTCGCTTTGGTTCGGACAAGACTGCCCTGTGCAAGCGGTATGGCAATGTTGTGACTGAGATTACGTCTTGGCAGGGTTTAGATTTAATGCAGACTGTTGGGCGCGTTATGGCCGAATACGAAGGCTTATCGCCTTCTATGCGGCCCAGCGAGATATTGGTTGACAGCATTGGCGTTGGCGGCGGTGTGGTTGATAGGTTGCGCGAGCTTGGCGCTCCAGTCAGGGGTATTAATGTTGGAGAGGCTCCTGCCATGGGCAAGACGCACATGAACCTGCGCAGCGAGCTTTGGTTTAAGACAAAGGGTTGGCTTGAGGATCGGTCGTGCAAGCTGCCGAAGGACGACCAGCTTCTCGCGGAGCTGACTGCGATTAGATACAGCTTTACATCGTCAGGCAAGATGAAGGCTGAGAGTAAGGATGAAATGCGCAAGCGTGGGTTAAGGTCGCCTGACCTTGCGGATGCGCTCTGCCTGACAATGGCCAGCGACGCTGCGACTGCGTTATCTGGCGCGATGTCGAGTTGGAAGCAATCTATTAAGCGCAATTTGAAGGGTATTGCATGAAGCCAGTTCCGTTCCACAAGCTGTCACCTAAGATGAAAAACATCCGCATGAACCAGTGGATTAAGTCGTACATTGGTCGAGGTTTAAGTTTGGAGGATGCTCAGCACGCAGCAAGGTGGCGCGCTGGGCATTGGAAGCTAAATGCGCGTATGGAGAAGGTTCTAGCGGATATTGAGGATGTGTGATATGCAGCCTGCGTGGTATTATTAATTAAACTGTGCTAATGTGCAAAAAAGCTAGAGGATAATGACATGAAACCATGTAAAGGTTGCCCCACCCCCGCAGCGTGCAAACGTGCAGGCAAATGCCTTGCGAAAAAATACGGGAAGTAAATATTTGCTATGGGTGTTTTGGATTTTCTTTCTGATTTGTCAAAGGCTAGTAAAAAAGATGAGCTAGGCCTTGGCGGTATGCGTTCACTTTTAGGCACACGCGGTGCTGCCCCGGAGGGCAAGCGCGGCGATGAGATGATGAGCCGCACGTCCAGCGATAGTTTGCCGGGTTACTTTGATCCAGAGACACGCGAGTATGTTCCGTGGTACGTTGATTTGTTTGACGGCGGTGGCTTGAATAAGTCTGAGGGTTTGCTTAGCGATGCGCAAAAAGTAACTAATGCCGTTGACATGCTTAACACAAATGGCGCTCCTGTTCAGCGTGCAGGTCAAATGGCACCGGGTTTGGGTAGTCAGCTTTCTGATATGGAAATGGCAAACCGTAATCGTGCTGCACAGATGGCACCGAGTTTAGGTAGTCAGCTTTCTGATATGGAAATGGCAAACCGTAATCGTGCTTCTCAAGTGGCACGCAATGATGCGATTTATTCTGCAAGAGTCCAAGAAGCCAATCGTGGGGCTGCCAATGCTATGTCCAATCAAAGAGACCCTAGATTATATTCCGCATCTACAGGATACGCCCCCGGCGCAATGACTGAAGAATTTTTGGATAAAAAAATAGATTTGGGTGCTGCGGGTTATGGCCCTATGGGTCAAGCCATGCAAACGCCTATGATGCAACATCCAGCGTTTCCGCAGTTTGTTGATATTATGAAAAGAATGGGCAACGAGTCTGTGCTGCAAGACCCAAGCCAAGCATCATTCGTATTTAATAATTATCTCAAACAAATAGGTTATTAATAATGGCAATCACAACTTACGCAGAGCTGCAATCAGCCATCACGGATTTTCTTAACCGTGATGACTTGGCTGCTGTTGCGCCGACTTTCATCTCGATGGCTGAGGCTAACTTAGGCCGCGACATACGACACTGGCGTCAGGAAAAGCGCAGCATTGCTGAGATTGACACGCAGTACAGCGCAATCCCGGCAGACTTCTTGGAGGCTGTGCGGTTTTACATCACGAGCGGAGACACGCGCCCGCTTGAGTTAATTTCGCAAGCTGAAATGCTTGACCGCAAATACCACAATCTTAACACCAGCGGCCAGCCTGCGTACTATGCGATTACTGCTGGCGAGATTGAAGTTTACCCTGTGCCGGATGGAACGTACACGGCAGAGCTGTATTACATGGCAAACCTGCCTGCGCTGTCTGATAGCAATACATCAAACTGGCTGTTGCAGTATTATCCTGACGCATACTTGTATGGCTCGCTAATACATTCCGCGCCATACTTGAAGGATGACGCGCGTTTGCAAGTCTGGGCGGCTTTGTATCAAAGCGCGATTGATGGTATAAATACTGAGAGCGAAAAATCAAAATTTGGCGGATCAGGTCGCCGCATGAAAATAAGGGCGTACTAACATGAGCTTATCCAATACCTTCGAGACGCACACACTAAACTATTTGTTTACGGCTACGTCAGTGACGCGGCCAACTGCTTGGTATGTTGCGTTGTTTACGAGCAATCCAGACGAGGATGCGTCAGGCACGGAAGTATCCGGAGGCGCATACGCTCGGCAGTCTGTTGCGTTTACTGTGTCTGGCAACACCGCGTCAAACTCAGCTGCGATTGAGTTTCCAACTGCAACTGCTTCGTATGGCACGGTCACGCACATCGGCGTGTTTGATGCGTCATCTGGCGGCAACTTGATTGCGTATGCTGCGCTGACAACCAGCAAGGCAATTGACACGGGCGACGTAATGCGCATTCCTGCATCTGACCTTGACGTGACTATGGACTAAGCCAATGGCTGACACCACATACAGGACTGGCTTTGGCACTGGTGCATTCGGTGTCAGGGCTTACGGCGTTGATGGTGTTTTAAAAGACGGTGAAGCCATTGTTATTGGCGTCACCTCGACTGCGGCAGCGAATGTTCGCGTTAGGCTTGCCGCGTCTATCATTGCATCCAGCTCCAGCAACACGTCAGACGCCACGAGAGTGCGCGAAGTTAGCGCGTCTGCCTCAGTGTCAGCGAGCAGCACTTCCGCAGCTCAGCGCGTCCGTGAGAGCGCCTCAGAGGTATCTGCAAGTGCAACTGGCTTTACAACTGTTGAGCGCGTGCGTGAGCAGAGTGCAGCATCAAGCATTGCCGCGAGCAACACGGCGGTCTGCGAGAGAGTGCGTGAGCAAAGCGCGGCAGCAGCGTCCAGCGCGTCAGTGAGCGCAAACGCCGCTAAAATTGTTAGCATTGCCCCAACTATATCTGCCGTTGCTACAAATGTTGTAACGGTCAATCGCGTTCAGTTTAGCGGTGCTTTGATTAGTGCTGTAAATAGTATTACTTGTAATGCTATTGAAAAGTGGGAGCCTTTGCCCGGCACGGCTGAAGTGTGGACAAAGGTTGATCCTGCGTCTGAAATATGGCAAGGTGCATCTAACGCAACCGAAAGCTGGTCTGCGGTTTCCCCTGACAATTCAGAATGGACACCAGCCCCGGCGACAGGTGAAACATGGGCAGACGCCGCATAGGCTAACGCCGAACAGGCTTACGCCGCATAGGAGAATATCATGGCTGATACAACCACCACAACGCTAGGTTTAACAAAACCAGAGGTCGGCGCTTCCGAGGATACTTGGGGCGAAAAAATCAATACTAACTTTGACTTAGTGGACGACGCGCTTGATGGAACAACGGCTGTATCACTTGACATTAACGGCGGCACAATCGACGGCGCAGTGATTGGCGGCGCAACGCCTGCTGCGATTACTGGTACGGCAATCACAGGCACATCGTTTGCCACGTCTGGAGATATGTCCTTCGGTGACAACGACAAAGCCATCTTCGGCGCTGGGTCTGACCTACAGATTTACCACGATGGGTCTAATAGTCGTATTCAGGACACAGCAACAGGTTCTTTAATACTTGCTGGGACAAACTTTTACGTCAACAATACAGGTGATAGCAAAAGTTATCTTGCTGGGCTTGATGGTGGGTCAACACCATATGTTCGTCTGTATTATGATGGGGCAACTCGTCTGGACACCACCAGCACAGGCGTAGACATCACGGGTACTTTGACCAGCGATGGGCTGACTGTGGACCAAACATCTGGGTATGTTTTGCTACAAGACCTTAATGCAGCCGTAGTTTCTGGTACTGACATGGGTGGCGTTAAGTGGAGGACTGGGGACAGCACCGTATCAGGCTC